GTGTCCGAACGCCACCGCCGCGACTACTACTTCATCGCCAACCGGCGCGAGATGCGCGGCGCGGTGAACCGCCCGGCCACCCCCAGCGAACGCCAGACGGCGTTCCGCTTCAGCCAGATCGTGCCGCGCGGCACGCCGCCTTCCAGCGATGCGCTGCTGGACGCGCTGGCGCAGCGGATGCCGCTGGCCAGCAACGAGCTTGCCCAGGCCGGCCACATCCCGGCGGGCTTCACCTACCTCGGCCAGTTCGTCGACCACGACCTGACGCGCGACGTCACGCGCAACCTGCCGCTGGGCCAGCCCGCCGCGGCCGCCGACCTGGCGCAGGGCCGCAGCCCGGCGCTCGACCTCGATTCGCTGTACGGCGGCGGGCCGGGCAGCGCGGATGCCGGTGCCTTCTACGCCGCCGACCAGGCCAGCTTCATCCTGGGCACCACCGCGCCGGTGCCGCCGATCGCGATCCCCGGCGGGCCGGGCTTCCCGGCCTTTCCCGCGCGCGACGGCTTCGACCTGCCGCGCCGCGGCCAGGCCGCCACGGTGGAGACCGAGCGCCGCATGGCGGCCACGCCCGAGCCGCGCAACGACGAGAACCTGGCGGTGGCGCAGACCCACCTGGCCTTCATGCGCTTCCACAACGCCACCGTCCGCGCGCTGGCCGGCAGCACGCCCAGCGCGCAGCTGTTCGCCCGCGCCCAGGCGCATGTCGTGCGCAGCTACCAGTGGATGCTGGTGCACGACTACCTGCCGCGCATCGTCGACCCCGCGATCGTCGCCGACGTGTTCGCCAACGGCCGGAAGATCTTCGAGGTCGATGCGACCGACTTCCCCACCATGCCGATCGAGTTCTCGGTCGCCGCCTTCCGCCTGGGCCATTCGATGATCCGCAGCCAGTACGACTGGAACGCGGTGTTCCACTTCCGACCCGGCGCGCTGGACCAGGGCTCGCTGGAAAACCTGTTCCGCTTCAGCGGCACCAGCGGCAACCTCTCGCCCGGCAGCGACGTGGACCAGCCGCTGGACGGTCCGTTCGAACGCCTGCCCGGCAACTGGATCGCCGACTGGACCCGCCTGTACGACTTCAGGGCCGACGCCGGCACGCCCGAGCTCGCGCCGTCCGACGGCGGCATCGTCAACCCGGCGCTGCGCATCGACACCCGGCTGACCGACCCGCTGGCCAACCTGCCGCTTGGGTCGTTCGGCGCGCGCGGCACGTCCACCGTGCCGGCGATCGAGCGGAACCTCGCGCACCGCAACCTGGTGCGCGGGCGGATGGTCGCGCTGGCCACCGCGCAGGAGGTGGCGGTGCATTTCCGCGACGTCGCCGGCGTCCAGCCGATCCTGACCGAGGCCGACCTGCTGGTCGGCGAGGGCATCGACCTTTCCGACCTGCCCGACGCCGTCAGGCACGAGGCGGTTACGGCCACCCCCTTGTGGTTCTACATTCTGCGCGAGGCGGAGAAGAACGACGGCCGGCTGGGCCCGATCGGCGGCCGCATCGTCGCCGAGACCTTCCACCGCGCGATCGAGGGCAGCCGCATCTCCATCCTGCGCGAGCCGACCTGGCGGCCCGCCGGCGGGCGGCACGCCGGCGGCTTCGGCATGGTGGACATCCTGCTGGCCGCCTACGACCGGGCGCAGGGCGAGCTGCGCCCGACCTCGCCCGGCGCGCCGCGCTGAGGGCGATGCCGCCGCCCGCGCCGGCGACCGGCGCGGGCGGCGTGCAGGCATCAGCCCACGCGCTGCACGCGGCCCGTGCGGCGGTCCATCGTGAAGCGCGCGATGCGGCTGCCCTCGGCCGTGGTCAGGTCGAACGCGATCACGTCGTCCTGCTGCACGGCGTTGGCGATCTTCCAGTTGCGCTCGCCCATCCACAGCAGGAAGCCCTCGGCGATCTTCGTCGCTTCCTCGGCCGTCAGCTGCTTGTTGTCGCGGTTCATCACCAGCCCCGAGAGCGGGCCGCGGGGGCCCATCGGGCCGCCCATCCGCGGGCCGTGGTGGTGGTCGCGGCCGTGGCCGCCGCGCGCCCAGGGCGGCGGGCCGCCGGCGGGGCCGCCGGGGGGGCCGCGATCGTCGGACGCCGCGGGCGGGCCGCCGGGCGGCGGGGCGGGCTGGGCAAGGGCGGTCTGGGTGAAGGCGGGCGCAGCCGCCATCACCGCGCTGGCGGCGGCGGCAAGGGCGGCGGTGCGGCAGAAGCGACGCATGGGTCTGTCTCCGGTTCAACGAGCCCCACGGTGGGGCACGGCCCGAACATCGCGCGCCGACGTTGCGCGCGCATGACCGGCGGCGCCACGAAGTGTTGCGAAGTGAAACCGCAGCCGATATCAGCGTGATAGCCGGGAAAACCGCGCTGCATTTGTCAGCCGGAACGCGCTTTGTTCCGGGTTGCCAGAAGCGCCACGGCAGCGGTTGCCAGCACCTGCTGGTCCGCGCCGTCGGCGTAACGCTGCACCAGGCCCCAGTTCCGGTGGCCGCTGATCGAGGCGATCTCCGGGATCGAGGCGCCCGCCAGCTTCAGGCGCCGGCACAGCAGCTTGCGCAGGCCGTGCAGGTTCAGCCCGTCCGGCAGGCCTGCCCGCACCGCGGCGCGGCGCACGGCGCAGGACAGCGCCGTCTGCGTCCGCCACGGCCGGCCCTGCGCGTCGGTCAGGATGTGCGTGCTGCTGGTCGTCCGCCGCCAAGCATCCAACTCACGGCGCAGTTCGGGCGTCACCGGCAGCCACATCTCGTGGCCCGTCTTCTTCTGCACCAGGTGCACCGTCTCGCCGTTGTATTCCGCCCAGGTCAGGCTGACGAGATCGCTGCGGCGCTGGCCGAGGTGGTAGGCCAGCACGACTGCGCGCCGCACGTGCTCCTCGAATTTTTCAAGCGCGACCGCCGCCTGCTCTTCCGTCCAGGCAGGGAAGGCGCCGATCGGCATCGGCTTGATGTCGGCCGCCGGGTTGAAGTCCAAATCCCAGCGCTGCATCAGCCAGGAATAAAGCGTGCGCGCCGTGCTGGTGAAGATGTTCGCGGCCCCCGGCCCGCGCGACGACGCGACCGCATCCCGCAATTCGATCAGGTGGCGGCGGCGCACCGCGGCGGCATCGTAGGCAAGCAGCGGGTCAAGCAGGCGCAGCGCGCGCTGGTAGGCCTGCCGGCTGCCGGGCGCCAGCCGCTGGTATTCCAGACTGCGTTCGTAAAGGGCAAGGCCGTGGCCGAGGCTGTTCGGCGGGTAGCGGTCATCCGCCTGCCGTTCGGTTGATGGTGCGCCGATGCGCTGTCCGGTCGCCCGGTTGTAGCGATAGACCCGCAGCGTGCCGTCAGCCAGCCGGGTGCGCACGGTCTTCGTGGGCGTCTTCATGTCCTGGCCCTTCTGCCGCCCAGGCCACGATGCCTGGACGGCAGAAGAGTAGCCTGTAGGGCTACAAGCCGTCAACGGCTCGGCGGCGCGTCCTTCTTGGCCTTCGCGATCTCGCCGAAGACCGCATAGAACAGGTCGTCGGTCGCCTCGTCCAGCGTGCGCTGCGGCTCGGCGACCAGCTTCTCCAGCCGCGCAATTTCGTCAGCCGCGGCGCACAGTAGCTCAGGCTGTGTGCGATCGCGCTGCGCGGCGCCGCGCAGCGCGGCGATGAACGGGTTGGGCATTGATCTCTCCGGCTGTGGTGCGGACGGCGGCGTCGATGCTGCCGGCGCCCGCGGGTTGCATGAAGGCGTCGAGGTCACCGGCTCGCCAGCGAGGGCGTCGCGGTCCAAGGGCGTGCGAGGGAACGGGCAGCCGGCCGGACTTGCGCAAGGCCCTGAACACCCGGACGGATACGCCGAGGCGTTCTGCGGCGGCCACCGTTCCCAGCCAACCAGTTGCGCCGCCCCCATCACGCATCGGCCCGTGCCGGGTTCGGCGCCACGCTGGGCGCCACGGTGTCTGCTTCCGTCTGCAAGGCGGTCGCCAGCACGCGCGCCAGGCCCGCCAGCCGGTTCAGTTCCCGGTGGCGTGCCTCCGCAGCGGTCGGCGGCGCGCGGTCGTTGGCGCCGTTCAGCATCTCCAGCATGCTCTCGGCCTGAAGCGAGCGCGCCTCGTTCGTGATGATCCACATTTCTCCCTCTCCCCAGGGCAGCCGGTGCCGGCCGGAACCTTCGCCCGTGCCGGCACCGCTTGGTTCAGCTCAGCAGTTCGGCCAGATCGTCGGTGCTGACGGCGGTGGCCGACTTTCCAACGATGCCGCTGGCGACCGGCAGCGGCACGGGCGCCTTCTCCGTCGCCTCGAACTCTTCGGCGGCATCGAGCACGACGCGGTTATCCAGCCGCTCGCCCTCGCCCAGCTTCTGAAGGTTCTGCAAGCCGAAGCTCACGCCCTTGTTGCCCGTGCTGGGGCGGCCGGGCGCCGGGTAGGCGAAGGCGCGCACGCTGGCCCGCACCTTGCAGCCGGCGTAGAGCACGGCCGGATCGGTGATCGGCACCGGCTTGCCGTCGGGGCCGGCGTAGCGATCGACCAGGCCCGGCTTGTCGTTGGACCAGACGCTGATGAAGGTCGTGCCCGGCCCATACTTCTCCTCGCCGTCGGTGCGGAAAGGCATGCGCAGCGTGCCGGCCTTGATCATCTTGGCGGCGTCGTCGCCCCAGCGGGCCTTGGCGACCTCGACGGCGGCGCGCTTCAGCGCGGTCAGGTCGGTGCCGGCATCGAACACCAGCACCGCCTCGTAGCGCGGTTCCTGGTTCGGGTTGTCGGCGCGCTTGCGCGGCTTGAACAGCGAGGGATAGCTCAGCCTCGCCTCCGGCGTGATGATGTTCATGCGTTCTCCGTGGTGCCCGGCAGGAAGAACTCCTCGCCTGCGGCCGGCAGCGCAGGGCGGGGATCGTCGTCAGGCGCAAGGGTCGTGCCCGACGAAACCTGTTCGACGTGAACGGCCAGCCAGTCGGCGGCCGACTTCTTTGCGGCCGTCGCGGTCAGCGCCGGCACGTCGCGGCGCATCCACTCGGCCAGATGCTTCTCGGCCGCGGCAGGTGATATCAGCGTGCGCTCGAACACCCCGACGCCCGGCAGCGCGCGTTCGAGGGCCTGTGCGGCATCCTCGCTGTTGCGCCACCGGCGGACGGCACGCTTGGGCACCAGCTTCCAACCGGGCACGTGCACGCCGCGTTCGATCGCCTGGTGCGCCGCGGCGCGCAGGTCGCGCAGCCAGTCTTCCAGCACATCGGCCTTGCGCAGCAGCGCGCCGACCTGTTCCGCCGTCAGCAGGTCAACCATCGGTGGCGACAACGCTGCCGGCGAGGCAACAGCGACGGCAAATTCCTGCTGCGCCGCGGCCAGCGCGTCGGCCGCCCGTGCGGCGCAGGTGCCAGAAGCCGGGCAGAAGCGGCACCAGGTGCCGGCGCGCACCGGCGCGTCGGGCCGGGCGGCCTCGCGGGCGCGGTCGATCAGCCAGGCGCCCCATTCCAGCAGCTCGACCACATCGAATTCGGTCAGGCGCACGGGGTCGTCCTGCCGCGGCTGCACGATGCCGGCGTTGACAACGGACACCGGTGCATCGGCGCCCATGGAAAGCAGCGCGCCCAGCGCGTAGTAGCGCAGTTGCACGTTGCCGTCGGCCTCGACCCGCACACCCTTGCCGTATTTCAGGTCGCGCACATACAGGGTGCGGTTGTCGCGGTCGTAGGCCAGGAAGTCGCACGTGCCGAACATCGGCTCGGGCGGGTTGAGGTCGGCGAGGCTCACGCGCTGTTCGACCAAGAAGGCGCCGCCCGTGCGCGCCATGATGGCTTCGCATTCGTCGAGATAGACCTGCACGGCCTGGATCATCTCGGCGTCGTCGATGCCCAGGCTGGCGGCAGCGAGGTCGGCGTTGCGCCCGCGGAACAGCGCCTCCTCCGCCAGCGCGTGCGCGCGCGTGCCTTCGTCGGCGTAGGCCGACGACGTGCCGCTGCCCGCCCGCGCGCTGCCGGGGCAGTGCGTCCAGCGGTGCGCCGAGGAGGCGGACAGGCGCGCGTGTTCAGCCATCCTTCAGAACCTCCTCGATCGCGTCCGCCGCCTTGGCGAGCTGCGCGCGCACGGTGCCGAGCACCATCTGCACATCGGCACCCGGCGGGCGCAGCGCGGCCTGCGTGATGCGCGAGGCCGCGTCGGCGGCTTCGGTGGCGGCGAGGATCAGCCGCCGGGTGCGCGGGTCGTTCATTCCATCCCCAACGCGTGCTTGTAGATGTCGCGCAGTTCTTCCTGTTCGATGCGCTTCGCCTGGTCCTGTGCGCGCAGGCTGATCACGGCGCGCAGCACCTTGGTGTCGAACCCGGCGCTTCTCGCTTCCTGGAAGATGTCCTTGATGTCGCCGCCGAGCGCCTTCTTCTCCTCGTTCAGCCGCTCGATGCGTTCGACGATGCTGCGAAGCCGGTCGCCCGCGACGCCGCCGGCCTGGTTGTACTTGGGGTCGGTCACTTCAGCGCCTCCGCAGCAAGGATGGTGTGCAGCGCGTCGTCCGGCAGGGCCGAGAGGTTCGCCGCGTTATGCGTCGTCAGGATCGTGCGCAGCCAGATGTGCCCCTCGCGCCGGGCGATGTCGCGCACCTGCGCCAGCGCTTCGTCGCGCAGCAGCGTGTCCTGCGGCTGCGGCTCGACCGTTTCCGTGTGCACGGGCGCGGGCGGCGGCTCCGGGGCCTGCGTCGGCACCGAAGCAGCGGCGGCGCGGGCGGCTTCCATCTCGGCCTTGGTGCGGCGATGCCGCTTCTGCAGCACGGCGACCGGCTCGGCTTCGGGACCGGCAACCGTGTTCTCGCTGCCGGGGGCGGCGGGCGGCAGGCTGTTCAGGGGTGCGAACAGCTCCGCCGCCGTAGGCAGACCTTCGGCCAGGTGCTCGAACAACTGGGCGGCGCGCAGCGCATCCTCCCGCGTGGCGATGTGCGACGTGATCTTCATGCAGCCTTCTCCGTGATGAGGGCGTCGAATTCCTTCGCGTCCCGCGCCTTGCGGACCAGGACGCCGTTGACCTGTTCGTCGAGCGAGCCGGCCAGCGAGACGATGGCGGCGATCACCGGCCGCGTCTGGCCGATGCGGTGGCAGCGCTTCGCGGCCTGTTGCAGGTCGGCCGGCACCCACGATGTCTCCGCGAACACGACGTGCCGCGCGGCGGTCAGGGTCAGCGCCGTCGAGGCGATCGAGAGATTGGCGACCAGCACCCGCGCCTCGCCTGCCTGGAACGCATCGACCATGCGCTGGCGCTCGCCCGCCGCGGTATCGCCGACCAGCAGCGCGCCGCCGGTCGCCTTGGCGATCTCGGCCATCGGGGCGACGTGCGCACCGAACACCAGCACCTGTTCGCCCGCTGCCTGAAGGTCGTTGACGATCTCGGCCACGGCGGGCGCCTTGGCCAACCCGAAGGCCTGCCGCAGGCGGGCCACGTGATCGCTGAACGCGATCGCGCGCAGTTCCTTCAGCGCCTCGTCGCTGTCGCCCTTGGCCGCGGCAGCGCGCAGCAACGCCTCCGCTGCCTCGTCGCGTGGCGGCACGGCGCGGGGATCGACGGTGCGCGTCTGCCAGGTGATCGGCGGCATGTCGCCCAGCACATCCTCGCCCTTGCGGCGCAGGAAGACGGGCCGCAGCGCGGCGGCCAGCTCAGCCCCGTTGCGCGTGCCGCTGATCTGCTGGCCGAACGGCGTCTGCGCGACGACGCAGAACCGCTCGACGAAATGCCAGTAGGACTGCCCACGCACCACCGGCAGCGACGGGAACAGCGCGCGCAGGTGCGGGTAGAGTTCGCCCGCGTGGTTCGGCATCAGCGTGCCGGACAGCAGCCACACGCGCTGAGCGCGTGCAGCCAGGCTGTTCACGCCGGAGCACCGCAGGCCATACAGGCGCTGCGTGCGCCGCGCCTGTGGGTCTTTGTAGGCGTGCGCCTCATCGACGATCAGCACGTCGAACGGGTCGGCCGCCAGCAGGTCGGCGGCGCGGCGCGCGCTGGCGGCAAGCGTCGCGTGGCCAAGCACGGTCAGGTCCACATCATCCCCCTGCCGCCACTGTGCGAACTCCCTACGCCAGTTCGTGACGGAGATGTTCGGGCACAGCACCAGCACGCGGCGTGCGTTGACGATGCGCGTGGCCTCGATCGCCTGCACCGTCTTGCCCAGGCCCATGGCGTCGCCAAGGATTGCGGCTCGCCGTTCGGCGAGGAACGCGGCGCCGCGCTGCTGGAAGGGGAACAGGGCGGGCATTCAGTCACACCCCTTGCCAACGGTTTCACCGTTCGGCCCGGACGTGAATTCTTGCCAGTGCCGCCAGCCTTGCGGGCAGTGAAAGCCCCAACTGCGAATGCGGGGGCCGGTCACGAACAACGACCAAGCCGGGCCGTTCCGCAGTTCGACCCGGTGGGCCGTGGTGGCGCGTCTGAACACGACGGCGCCCGGCCGGCGATCGGCAAACCCACCATGGAAGTGTTCGCGATAGCCGCCGCGCAGGATGATCGAAACGCTCGGCCACGGGTGATCGTGCAACGCTCGGTCGTCGTCGCTTCGCAAGAACTTGTGCAAGTAGATGTTGAAGACGCGATTGCGCGGGATCATCCACCACCGCAGCAGGTAGGGGTCATCCGCGCCGCCAATGATGTGATCGGGCGCGCGCATCAATGCCCCGCCGCGCGCAGCACCTGCGCCATCACGGTCACCAGGCCGGCGACGCCCAGCACGACGGCCAGGCGGTCGACGCGGCCGGACGCCAGCATCGATACGCCGACCATCGCGACCGAGAACGCGAACAGCATGCCCGTGCCGGCACCCGCCAGCACTGCGACCAGAAGCTCCATCAGTCCCTCCTCCGTGTTCTCTCAGCTGTTGCCGAACTCGGCTCCGTAGAACGCGATCAGCGCGGCGTCGGCGCGGCCGTGGTCCTTGGCGCGCCGGAACAGGTCGGCCTGGTGCGGGAACAGTTGCGCAGCGCGGGCGCGCGCTGCGTCCTTGCCCACGCCGGCGCGCGTCGCGCGCTTCCAGACAGGCGGGGGCACCAGGCTGTAGGAAAATCCCAGCCCGGCCAGGACGCCCTCGATGATGCCGGCAGACTTGCCGAACGCGAACATCGAGGCGACGCCCTGGCCGGGCATTGCGCCGACCTCCTCGACCCAGGCGCGCACCGCGGAGGAGGGGGCCGCGGCGGCCAAGGGGGCGAGGTCGGACGCAAGCAGTGCCGCGGAAACCCGCTGGCGGTGGCTGCGGTTCACCCGCAGCGTGACGCACGGCATATCGACGACGCGCAGCGTGTGGTGCTGCGGGTCGAACACGGCGACGGCGCCATCAACGCCGGGGTCGATGCCGATGTAGATCACTGTGCCGGCACCCAGTCGTTCGGCGTCACGGCGTTCGCGGTGGCCTTCTGGACGGCCGCCATGGCCGCGATCGACGGTGCCTTGCGGCCGGCCACCCAGGCATAGACCGTGGTGCGGTGCCGCCCCACCTGCTTGGCGAAGGCGGGCACTGCGGTGCCGGTCGTGTGAAGCCATTCGCGCAACGTCAT